TCTATTATTTAAAAAACCAAATGTTTTGTTACATCCTGAAATAAGCCGCCTTTTTGTTTGGGGTGCAACTCAAGTATCATCGCCGTATAAAAGTCATCCTGACTTTCTGAAATGTTTAAAAACAACTCCCCTTTATCCTTTGCATAAACCTGAATCTTTTTAAACTTATTTGGCGTTCCCTTTTCATCTACCCCGGTAATATATCCTATCCTTTTACTTCTTTTTGTACTTTTTTCATGCGGGTCAATTATATCAAATACAGCAGGGTCTAAAGTGTACATACTCGGCCATATAGTTTTCCCATTATAATTTGTAGGGTCTGGGTTGGGTCTTGAAAGATCGAATTTATACCGTACTGTTTTGCCAAAAGATTTTATTCTTTCTTCAAGAGTCGTGCGCAACGTGGCACTTAATTGATTAAAATGCGCTGTTTCTTCTAAATACATGATTGTTGATTTGATTGTTATAAAATAATGTAAGGGGAGGTTGTAGTTCCCCTTACACTTTATTAATTACACTATGCGATATTTCTGGAAGTGTTTAACTGCAATACATTCGAGACCCTGATAAGTTTCCCAGTCAGTATGCAATTGCGAAACACTTGAAGTCGGCACTTCTGCCAATGCCCCCGTTCTCCATTCTTTCACAATACCATTGGCAAACCCATTGGTAGTTCCACCCATGAAAGGAGTGGGAGTGTGACGAATCTGAATCCTCGGCTGTCGGCCATTATCAACTGTATCTACCTGATCTTTCGGAACCCAATAGATAGAACCGTTTACATCTGCCCGAAGTGTTGCGCTGAATAACTGGGGATGATCGAACAATGGGATGTGAATAAACTCCATTGTGTACCCACGATATTTCAATTGCTCAACTTCAAAATCCAATGTACGGCCATCAATTACTAAACGAACAGATGTAACGCCGCTTGAATTTAGATTCTTTAAAAACCGGGAGATATACCCGTATGCACGGCTTCCCATGAATCCCATCTGATCGGTAGGTGCTTTGTTGGCAATCCAGTTATCAATCCAGTCGTCAATTTCGGTAAACCCGAATGTTCCCAAAGCCGTAGCCTGGTCATTGATACCATAGGTAATATCATACCAATCAAGACCGCCTGTTGTTTGAATTGGCAAGCCGGATGTTGGATCGGCAAGGAATGGGTTGGTGTCTCCAAATTGGGTTGTGGATTGAACCCCGGCCATCATTTGAACAGAAATATCCCCGTTCATTTTGATAACCTTTTGAACAAGCTGGTATGGAAGAATGTGGTAGTCGCCGCCTACATTTACTTCAATCTTAGCTACTTTCTGAATATCGGAAATTTCATCTACTTCCCGGAAAGCCTGAATAAGATTGAAATATTTTGTCAGCCCATATCTGCGATTTGTAGGTGCATCTGATTTTTCTGCAAACGCATTTGATCCAAACGAAACCTGATCGTTTACAGATGCAAACAACGGGGCGGAGTTACCGCCAACACTCCTTACGGTAATTGTCGCTGTGCCGGAGCCGAAGGTAACCACCTGAACACGGCCCTGTTTACCTATATTGTTTGAATTGGATGTAAAAATAAGATCGCCTACTCTTGGATAGGTGGACGCTGTATTTATTGTAAACTGAATCTGGGCAAGACCAGTCGAAGCAACTGAACTTATTGTGGCTACTTCATATACGTCCTGATTTGTAAAATTGTGATAATTGAACATGGTGGCGGGCTTGTATCTGTTTACCACCTTCATAATATCGGTGAAAGCCCTGTCTCTTGACTGGTCGTAAATATTGGGGTCAATATCACGTTGGTCAAGAAATTCTACTGCTGATATGAACGATTTAATTACCGTCCCTTGTGTAACTGGCATTTTATTAAGATTGTAAGATTATTAATATTTTTTGCTTACAACCTCAACACAGTGTTTTATCTGTATCCACCGGGATTAAATGTACCGGATTTTGCCATTGCTTCGGCTGGTGATTTTGGCGTCCCTTCATTTGGTGCAGGAACGTTTGTGTTCACTTCTTTAGCATTGTCTATTGGGATAACAGCAGCTTTAGCACCAATTCCTTTGTAGTGTTTTGCATAGGCATCGAGAAACGGCCTTCCATATTTCATAATCGCTCCTGCCAGCCAATGCTTTTCTATATTCGGGACAAAAGATTTTGAACCATTCGCATTTGTCGTTTCTTCAAAAAGAGCTTCAGACGCTTTGTTTTCATCAAATACCATATCCATAATTTCTGCCGGATTTACAGGAAAAATAAATTTATCTTCCCCGTCTCCGATTGTTATCTGGTTGGTACTAAAAACACTTTTGCTATATGAGTTGCCTTCTCTGACATAAGACCGGTATGCTTCAAAATCATGTTGTGCTTTTTGCGCTTTTAAATCTGGTTCGGATGCTTTTGGTTCAGGTGGTTTTGGGAATAAATAATTTTCCTGATTTTGAACTAACTTATCCCGGTAATTATCCGCTTTAGCTTCCAGAAGTATTTTACCCCTTTCCACTTCTTCTTCGGAATATTTTTCCGGGTCAAGTTTGTACTTATCCACAATTTCATCCTGAAACAGAATATTAAGGGCTTTGTCGGATGCTTTAGGATATTCCAACCGTAGCTGATGACGCATCACTTCTTCGGCTGACATCGTTTTGTAATCCGTAGTAAGCTCCCTTAAATAAGGCTTCAAGTCTCCGTCTGTTTTCCAATGATTCAAAAAAGCGACCATTTTTGGGTCAACATCTTTTAAGCCATTGACAAACTTTACCAGATTTTCGTTACCCCCTAACAATTCCTTTAAAACTGTGTCGGGTTGTTGTTTAAGAACTTCCTGCCATGTTGGAACGTTTACCGGTACTTCCTCTTTTTTGGGAATAATTACCGGCTTGTGTTCTTCCGTTGGCAACGGAGTCTCTTTGGTTGTTGCAGGTTCAGCATTTGAAGCCCCGGTTGTCGGCTCGACAGGTGTAGGCTGTGTTGCTGGTTCTTCCTTTTTTATCTCGATCCGTGGTATTTCCACAGGATTATCTGATTCTGTTTTTACGCCGTGCTGTGCCATTAATGCTGCAATACTTGGTTGCTGTTGAGTAGCTGGTTCAGCTACGGCTATATCAAAAAACTTTCTTATCATCGTTGAAATGGTTTACCAAAATTAAACATATTTTTTACAAACCAAAAAATATTTTATTGACTATTAAGTAAATGTGCCTTGTGTCCAGTCACATCACCCCATTGCCTCAATAAAAATATTACCGATATTGTAATGCCTTTGTACCTGATCTGTCCCTTCATAATAAAAGCGGCCAAGCATTTTATAATGGTCGCCATTAATAATAATTCGCCCTTCCGATTTCATCTTTTCTAACAAACCCCGCATTGTTTTTGAAGCCCCCTGTGATAGCCATTCCGCCGGTTCATTCATCTTTGGCAACGGGTAAAGGGATTTTAGAAAATCGTTTATTCTGACATACCCATTCTTGCCCTCCAAAAAGGCTTTTATTCTTTCATCAAACGGCAGGTTTTTATCTGCTTCTTTCCGATATACGGGCTTTGGTGGTTCTACAACTTCTTTCGGTTTTGCTTCTTCAATCTTCATTGGTAGAATCCCTTCTGGTTGTGATAATTCTACGATATTTTCTGAAATAGATTCCGATTTTTCCTTTTTTGCTTTTGACATAAAATTTATTTTGATGGTTTAGATATTGGTTTTTCATTGGCAATTTCCTGCTTCTCTTTAGATTTCTCTCCGCCAATATGTTCGGACACTACCTTAGCGTGTGCTGTAATGATTGCTGCGTTTTCTTTTGCATCACCAGTATCAGAAGCTACGGCTAATTTTGTTTGATTGGCTTGCAAAGCAATTCTTTCTGCCGATTCTATTCTCATTCTTTCTTTTTCAAGCTCCCCGGCTATGGTGTCTCTCTGTAACTGAATCTTAGCCTGCAATTCCATCATTAATTTTTGCTGCTCTGCCTGTGCTGTTTGAGCGGCTAACTGCTGATTATCTTTGCCCTGCTGCTGGGTTAATTGCATTTGCCTGTTATGGGCTTCTTCTTTTGCTTTCTTTACCCTATACGCCCATATCATTTGAGCCTGTTTCGCATTATGAGTATTAATTAATGTTACCGCATCGCTGCTATCTAAAAACCCATTCTGAATATCTGCCTGCATTTGCTGAAGCAGCCACATTTTCTGTTCATCTGTTGTTTTACTCTGTATCATTATACCATAATCTCTCAATGATATATCAGGACTTATTTCTATAAACCGTAATACATTTTCATTCAAAGCCTTTGCATACCCGGATATTCCTGCTTTTCGGATTCCTTGTTGCATCCGGCATAAAACATCCTCTGCCAACGACTTTGTAAGATATTCTTCGGCAAAAGCTAATGGGTAAAGAGCGTGATTAGTACTCATGTTCGCTACTTCATATCCGGGTATAAGTGTTTTTGGGTTAGGATTCCCCGTTGTTATATCGTTATACCCTATCATTTTTTCTATTGTCTGTATAGTCATTAACAAATCCTGATAAAATCCGGCCAGTTCAGCCATCGCTGTATTTGAAATAGGAATAACCGGTTGTGAATTTTGAAACAAAGGTTGCCCTGCCGCATCAAGACTTCTTCCTACCATTATCCCGGTTTCTACAAACATTTGAATAAGTTCTCTGGGGGTCATGTTTGCGCCCCCCTTATTCAAAGCAACATTTTCCAGCGCATCGAGATTAAACCACCATCCCGAAGGAACTGCCCTGTTTTTGAAATTCTGTATTTTCAGAATCGTCAATTGATAGTCGTCAGCATAAGGAACAAGTTTTTCCATAACCCCCTGCGCCCTCATTTCATAAAAATTATAAGCAAAGAATTTAAAGGGGAGTTTTGTCAATGCTTTATTTTTAGGATTTACTTCTCTTTTCTGGTCATAGCACATTCCGAAGTCATAACATTTATCAGTACCTACTATCCATTTGGCCTCATATAC